GAAAGTGTTGTAGGAAGTGTTATGTCTAACTTCATATAGTAATAACTGAATTTTCGTGTTTTTGTACTTTACAGAACGTTATAGCTTCCATAGTTCTTGTTTATTCCTAGCGTTTCCATTTCGTGGTAACGCACCGCATCTATTGCGTGATTGTAGTTGTCTATGGGTTTGTTTAGTCGTTTACCTGTCTTGTCTGTATCCCAACAATAGCTTCTTAACTCTTTAATTAAGTTCGTGCTATTAGAAGTGACTAAATAGTTTTCACGTTGCATAACATCAATACCGTAGTTGATACTGTCACGTCCTTTTGTTACGCCTTTAATTGTGATTCCTGCTAGTTGTAGTGTACGAATACTTTTAGGTTCTG